ATATGGGTGTTAGGTACTGGGGATTTGGTAAAAAGAACCTAGAATCTTTAATTAAAATTTTAGAGGATGAAGATTACGGTAATTTTACTAGCATTGAAAGTGGATTTGATTTGACTGTTGATGTGGTTTCAGCAGCAGAAGCAAAAAAAGAGTATCCTGAAATCACTGTTAGGCCAAAACGTACAAGTAGTAAACTATCAGAGGACAAAAAGATGATTTCTTTGTGGACTAAGAACCAACCTGATATCTACAGTGCATTCCTAATTTACACTTATGATGAGATTGAATCTCTATTTCAAAAGTGGATAAGGGATCCTAAAAACACTTTATTCAACGCTACTACTGTTATTTCCGTTAAAACTACTAAGTATAACGAGAATTCAAAACCTAAAAAGGAAACTGTTCCAGAATCTGAAAATGAAGAAGTTGAAACAATAAGTGCCCCTAGTGAGGTTACTCTTAAGAAATTAAAAGAGTTATTTGAAGAGGAAGATTAAATAGATGTCAAAAAATAAAAGCTTAACTAAAGCAATAGAGGGTGCTGTACAAGATAGTTTTGATTTGGATAAATTCATGGAATCAAAAAATCTTACAAGCACCCCTATTAAGATGAAGGATGAAAAGTGGATTCCTTTGTCTGAAGCATTCCGAGAATGTACTTCTATTCCTGGCATACCAATGGGTCACATTACTCTTTTGAGAGGTCATAGTGACACAGGAAAAACAACCGCTTTACTAGAAGCAGCCATTGCTGCCCAAAGTATGGGTATATTACCTGTGTTTATTATAACTGAAATGAAATGGAGTTGGGATCATGCTATTATGATGGGATTGAAAGTACAAGAAATAGCCAATGAGGATGGAGAAATAGTGAACTATAAAGGTAATTTTATATATGTAGACAGAGAAAAACTGAATACTATAGAAGATGTTGCTTCTTTTATTGCTGATTTAATAGATGAGCAGAAAAATGGAAGACTACCTTGTGATTTACTTTTTCTTTGGGACTCTGTAGGATCAGTACCTTGTAGACTATCAGTTGAATCTAACAAAAACAACAATGAATGGAATGCAGGTGCTATGTCCCAACAATTTGGTAATTTTATTAATCAAAAGATTGTCTTGTCTAGAAAACAAAGTCAAAAATATACTAATACTTTGGTAGCTGTGAATAAGATATGGGTAAGAAAACCTGAAAATGTAATGGGGCAACCTAAGATGGCTAATAAAGCTGGAAATACTATGTATTCTGATGCTTCATTGGTTATAACTTTTGGTAATGTTTCCACATCAGGTACCCAAAAAATAAAAGCAACTAAAAAAGGAAAAGATGTAGAATTTGCTAAACGTACTAAAATCTCCGTAGATAAAAACCACATCAATGGAGCTACTTCAGTAGGTAAAGTATTAGCTACTTCTCACGGATTTGTTATAGATGATAAAAAGCATTTAGATGAGTACAAAAAACAACACTCAAATGAATGGTTAAGGATTCTTCAAACAGATGACTTTGATATTGTAGAAGAAGAAGAAGATTCTAACGATTACTTCAATTCTTCAGAATCTGATGATTAAATATCTTCTTTAAAAAAGATACAGTTATTTGAAAAAATAGCTGTATCTTTACCTATCTTAAAAATATAAAGTTATGACACGAATAAACGTAGGGGTAGACGTAAAAAGTCTTACCAACAAACACCTATTGGCTGAAGCTAGGGAAATTAAAAGGATACCTAATATGGTGTCTAAAGGAAGATGTAATTTAAAGAATATTCCTGACAAGTTTACTTTGGGTAAAGGACATGTTAGTTTTTTCTATGATAAATTAAAATATCTAAGAAATAGGTATGATGATCTTTATAAAGAATGTAAATTTAGGGGATTTAATGTGCAAGATTATTCAGAATCCTGGAATAATGTTCCAACAGAACTAATGAATGATTATATTCCTACTACAGAAGATATTCAAATAGTGGAAGAGAGAATCGCTGAGAGATTGAGTAACCCTATATCTAAACAAAAACAATTGCATGGATCAATATAAAAGCAGTAGACCAGAAGGTCTGACTAAAAGTAGTCATGTTTTAATAGTAGATGCTCTTAATTTCTTTTTAAGGAGTTTTGCTAAAGTAAATCATGTAACTACTAATGGAGAGCATATAGGAGGATTAGCAGGGTTCTTAAAATCTTTAGGATTCTTAATAAAAAAACTAGGTCCTACTAGAGTAATACTAGTGTTTGATGGAGAAGGGGGATCTACTAATAAAAGATACCTTTACCCAGAATACAAAGCTAATAGGCATTTAGAAAGGGTAACTAATTGGGAAGCATTTGAAGATCAAGAACAGGAGTCTGATGCTATGATAAGTCAAATAGTAAGATTGATTGGATATTTGAGATGTTTACCTGTAGATATTGTAATTTTAAATAAAATAGAGGCTGATGATGTAATAGGATATCTTGTCACTAAATTTAATAAAAAAGTTACAATAGTTTCTACTGACAGAGATTATCTTCAATTAGTATCTGACAGGGTAAGTGTTTATTCTCCAACAAAGCAATTATTATATTCTCCTAAATTGTTAAAAGAACAATACGGAGTATATCCTCAAAACTTTCTTACTTGTAAAATAGTGACTGGAGATGATGGGGATAATGTACCTAACGTAGCAGGTATTAAAATTAAAACCTTATTGAAATTATTTCCTGAACTAGCAAGTGAAGAAGAAATAAGTTTAGATTATATTTTAGAAAAATCTAAAAAAGAAAAAGGTAAAAAATATGTGGATATTTGTAATTATGAACATCAATTAAGAATAAATAAAAAATTGATGGATCTTAAGAATTTAAACATTCCTCAACAAGACAAAGATTATTTAGATGAAGTAGCATCTTCCCCTAATAACTCTTACAACATGGTATCATTCTTAAAAATGTTTAATAAGGATCAACTAGAAAAAACAATACAAAATCCTAATAATTGGTTAAGTGATACTTTTGTAAAATTAAAATTATATAAACCCGATACTAATAACAACATATGACAGTTTTAGATAGATTAGAATCCTACGGAAAGGGATTTCAAATAAAAATTATAACTTCTTTAATGAATAATAGGGAGTTTCTTCTTACAATTTATGACATAATAGAATCTGATTTTTTTGATAATCCTGCTGATAAATGGATTGTAGATAAAATTATAAACTACTATAAAACTTATAAAATACCTCCTACTTTAGAAGTTCTAAAAATAGAGTTAAAGAAAGTAGAAAATGACGCTCTTTCTGAAGCAATAGCTTTTCAACTTTTAGAAGTTAAGAAAATCTTAAAAGATGAACTTCAAGTAGAAGATAGAGATTTTCTAGAAAAGGAATTTTTAGATTTTTGTAAGTTCCAACACTATAAAAAATTTATTCATAATTCTATTCAATATTTAGAGTTAGGAGACTTGAAAACTATAGAGTCTATGTCTAAAAGTCTAGGAAGAATAGGAGAAGGAAGAGATATAGGCCATGAATATGATAAAGATACAGAGGTAAGATATCAACAAGCAGAAAGAAAAGAAATACCTACTCCTTGGGAAGTTATAAATGATTTATTATTAGGAGGTTTAGGTAAGGGGGAGTTGGGATTAGTATTTGGAGGACCTGGATCAGGTAAAAGTTGGTTTTTAGTGAATATAGCTGCAGCAGCAGCGAGAGAGGGTTTTACTGCTTATTATTATACATTAGAATTACCTGAATATTNCGTAGGAAAAAGATTTGATTCCCTATTTACCGGTATAGATGTTAGAGATTTAGCAGATAGGAGAGAAGAGGTAGATGAAGCAGTGAGTAAATTAAAAGGTAAGCTTATAATTAAAGAATATCCTATGAAAAAAGCTTCAATAGCAAGTATACATGCTCACATACAAAGATCTATAACCTTAGGTAATAAGACACCTGATGTAATTGTAATAGATTACTTGGATTTGTTAAGAAACGATAGAAATTACCATGAGAGAAAAGAAGAATTGGATGATATCTACGCAGCAGCTAG